TTCCATATTGTATGTTTCTACAATAGACTCAAATGCACCAGAATTAAAATTGGAAAAATAAGCATTTTTTGAAGAACTATAAAATGTCTTTTTATTTTGGTCTGGATGAGAACTTGCTAAACTTGTTGTAACTGCAATATCAAACGGTTGCCAAAACTTCCATTGTGTCTGTAAATCATAGAAAGATGATGTTGATGTATTACCGTTATATGCACGAGCGGCAAGAACATGATTATCAAATGATGATGTATTTAATATTCTTGACCAATATCTCATTTCATATATTGAACCAGACAAAATTTTATTTGTCTGTGGATTTGATCCCGAACCTATGTATAGAATACCATCAGATGACCAAGAACGATTGTAACTACCACTTAAACTTCCAGTAACAACAATACTTGCAGATTTTTCTATTGCAAGTTTACCATATTTTGCAGTCTTTACAATCAAATCATATATTTGATTAGATGCAGTATCATCAGTAGAATACCTTCTACCGAAATAAAGATTCAATGGAATATCATCATAAAAATATTCATCTGTTATAGAAGCTGTAGCATAAGTTGTACCATTACCCAAATATAAAGTCAATGTTCCCTTTTCTACATCAGTTCCATTTTTATTCATGGTTACATACCAATCAAGTCTACTGCCTGACATTTTCTGTAACAATGTTTGTTCCGGATCCTTAGAATAATCATACAATTTATTTGGTTCCATCTTCCAACGGAAAGTCATTGTATCTGGATATTGCCAACTACCTTGTTCATTATTTACTCGTTCCCAAGGAACACTTACATAATGTTGTCTTGTTGGTAGTGGATAACTTCCAGAAAAATTCAAATAATATGTATGTTTTTCCCATTCTGTTCTTGGAACTACGCCCAAATCTGCATTATCTGGTCCACCATATTCTCTTATTGAAAGAATAGTTTGTGGTATACCATATGCAGATAACAACGCCTTTATTCCTCTTGCAGTTCCTTTTGATTTGTAAATATAAGGAAGATTGTTTAATATTCTTCTCCAAACTTCTTTTGTTCTTTCTTCTTCTGATTTAGCAAGATATTTACCAACCGTATTTTTTCCAGTCCAAATTGGTGAACCGCTGCCACTCACACCAAGAGCATATTCCCAAAGGTCTTTTGCTTGTGTTCCATGTGATAAAGTCCAACCTAAATTTTTTGTTGTTTCAAATATTAAATCTTGTGAAAGCCCGTCTTTTGGGTGTTCTTCTCTTAAATTCTTTTTTAAAATATGATCGGTATAAAGATATAAAATATCAAAATGTTGTCCAACCATATTAACAAATGTTGTGAATTGTTCGTTATCACCAGAATCTCTTAGATGTTCTGGAATTGCATAACTTAATCCACTATGATTGTGCATATCATAGTCTGTTGCAAGATCCATTAAGTTTGAATACCAATCTAATGCATCACTTGAAGAAACAGAATATAGTTTATATGCACCTTCTTTTGTTGATATACTATAATTGGAAGATGTTACTTCGTATTTTGGATATGGAGTTATTGATGCAGTCGCCTGTGAAGTATAGTAATTACTTCCAGTTGTTTCATAATACAACCATTTTTCAAAATCATCAAAACCACCAATTACTTTATCACGCAAATTTGTTACATTTATTTTATTAGTTGATACTGAACCGGTGTATGAATTTAATAAATCAAGTTCACCATTATAGTGTTCAATCAATTCAACTTTGTAAAAGAAATTTGCCAATCTTTCTTCTGCGGAAGAATATACAATAAAGTTTTGAAATTCTCTAAAATCAACATTTAGTTTAACGGAACTTCCACTATTAGTAATATATCGGTTTAATATTTCTTGTGATGTTTGAAGATTTGATGATAATATATCATTCCAAGATTTATACTGAGTTTCAGTTGTAACCCAATAATCATAATCAACTTCAAAATTTGGTCCTTTTACAAATGGTATTTTCTTTACTTCATCTTCTCTTAATATTAAAACATTGTCAATCCAAGGTTTCAATATTTGACTACCAACCCAACATTCATAATATAAGTCTAAATCTGCTGGCAGTTCTTCATACAACTTAACATAAAAATGTGTAGAGTTACCATCTGAAGCAACATTTACAACATCTACAATTTTGTTTTCACCAAAGTTTAATACAATAGGTGGTTGATGAACCATTGAAGAAAAATATGCCAATACAAATTGTCTTAAATCCTGTAAGGATTGTTCATTCTCTGGATTCTTTAATGATAATCTTAATTCTTTTCTATCCGCAGAAATATCAGATATGAACATTCTATTTGGATTGGATGCACCACCTATAATGTCTCTAAAAAAGTTGTAAACAACTTTATATGATCCAGGTGGTAAATTTAAGTCTTGTTGTAAATGTTTATGAACATCAACTAAAACATAACTTCTTTCTACTTGAGCACCTTCCACTATTTCATTTCTTTTTTCTATTTGAAATGGAATATCGTATAAAGTTGCACCATCGATATATGCAGTATTTGGTAAGAATGCATGAAGCTCTAATCGTGTTGGATTACCAATATCATCTGCTGGATATAGTGCAGGAATAACCAATCGTCTGTTTATATCTGGAACATAAAATCTTGTTCCTCGTATTGGATCTTTTGCCGATAGAATTTCTTCTAAATTTTTATATTCAAAATTTGCCATTAAAAACCCTAACCAGATTATTATATTGGGAATATCTTATCAATAGCCTGTTTAGAACTATCGGTATCTTTTACATTTCTAACTCTTGTATTTGCTTCGTTAATCTTAACGGCACTTATATTCGCCTGTTGTCTTGCATCACCTGCAACAGTTGTTGCTTGCTGTATTTCACCATCTTGTCTTTGATTATCAACATTTATATTATTTACAGCAGAAGAAAGCTGTGTTGTCTGTGCCTGTAAATTATTTATTTGTGTATCTTGTTTTCTATTTTGTGAACTTATATTATCAACAAGTGCTGTTTTAAGATCAGTTGCCGCTTTAGCAGATTCTTTTCTTTGTCTTTCAACTTCAATTTCCATTTTAAATAATTTTTCATCATTCTGTTTTTGCATAGCAATAGTTGCATCCCTTTGTGAATCAGCTCGTGAGGATGCCTGTGCTCTTTCCGATGAAACAGCTGATATTACTGTATCAAACTTAGATATAGTTTGTAATTGATCATCTATTATAGAATCTTTTCTACTAATTTCATCTTTGAGAGTTTCTATTTTTGCCTGCATTGCAATAGTTGAATTTGAATCTTCATTTACTAAATTACCCAAATCTTTCAAAAATTGTTGTTTAGCAAGTTCTTTTTTCTGGTCAGGTGTTAATGAATCTAACCCAACCGAACTACCTACCATAGCAGATAATCCACCTGGTGTTAATGCCTGTCTTTCTATTTCTTTTATTTTTCTGAATAAATTTGATTCGGATGAAATTGCATCTGGAAGTGACTTAAATCTATTATCAACTATGTAAGTAAATTCACCTCTTAGGTATCTACCGTCAATTACAGGAACTTCAATAAATCCTTCATTTTTATTTATACTATCTTCCGTATAAGATATTATTTGATGTGTCATTTCATCTCTTTTAATCATAATTATCTCGTAACCTTAAAGTAGTAATTATTATCAAATATCTGAACAGTATCTCCACCATCTGTTTCCACTTTCAATGCAATTCTGTAAAATCTTTCTGGTTGAAAAGAGTTCATCCAAACATTAAAATAACTACCTGTTCCATCACAACTAATTTTTGTACCGACTGTATCAAATGGTATTATCACTTCGTCTGTATGTGCATCTAAAATTTGATAATATGACGAAGATGGTAAATAATAATTTATAGTTTGATACGATTGTGTTGTATAGTTTTTCTGTGGATATTTTTTGTTAGCGTAAATTCTTATTCTTGCCTTTTCATCTTGTGAATAGAATTTTTTTAATTTAAGGTTTATGTTTAAATTATCAACAGATATTTGTGATAAACTTCCTGTTACAAAAGTAGAATCATCCCATATTACATGAATTCTTGGAACATAAATTGTATTACTATCTGTTCCAAAAAATCGTAGACTGTTTAATGTTTGAGTTGAACCCTCAATTTCATCACCAAACTTTAATATAAGACCATCGTTCTCAAATCTTCCAGATCCAGTTACCCATTTTTTAGCAATTTGAGTAATATCCATGTACAAATCGGAAGATTCAAATGAAAATGATTGTGTACATTCAAGATTATCATAATCCCACCAAGTTCCACCACCTTCTTTTGACCAATATGATGATGTTACATTTGCCGAAAGATTTACGCCAAATAGAATATTTGCATCAACCCATGTTTGTGATAGGGTGTCCCATTCATAATTTGAAATAGTAGGTGGTATATCCCATTCAGTTCCAACACTTTTTGCTGTTCTATATCTCCAAGATACACCGTCTGTTGTAACTGGTGTATTGAAAAATCTACCGGTTCCGTTTGTCCATGAAGAACTTAATGGATAAGCATAAACAGTATATTCTTGTGGAATTTCAGCAACATATGCGGATTTCATTGATAGATAGTATTTAGCATTTTGTGAAATTTTATTAGCATTGATTCTTTCTTGAACTTCTGTAAAATCAAATTTCATCAATATTCTACTATTATACTTTGAAGAACTACCAACTAATTCGTGAGATAGTTCTAACAAAGAATCCAATCCGGTATTTTTAGTTTCAGTTCTTTCGTATATTGTTGCATCTTTCTGTGCATAAAGAGCGTAAATCATCCAAATGCCCTCACTCTACCAATAATATCGTTATCGGGATATTTTATTTCAAAAATAGAAGGATCAAGTGATGGAAAAATTATACCATCTTTTGTTGCTTCTTGTATATTATATGCATGTTTTGAATATCCAAGTGTTTGATCATATAGTGAATTTATTTTAACATCAACTACTGTTTGAACACCTTCAACTTTATCTAATTCTGTGAATACATTACTCAATACTATTGGTTGATTTATTTGCCATTTTTTTATGTCAAAATATTGTTTTAGTTTATCGATACATCTTAGAATTACTTGATTTCCATTTTGATCAGGAAATGTTATTATATCAAATTCCAAACCAATATTTAAAATGTAAGCATCTCTAATGTTTATAGCATCCGTTAATATTCTATGATAATTTAGGTATGTTTTCAAATTTTCTTTTGTTGCATCATTTACCGTTGTTAGTTTTTGATTACCGTCATATCCTAGTACATAAAAATTTAATGCCAAATCATTTTGTATTCTGTCACTATTGAATATGGATTCAGTAGTTAATTGCGTATCTTTTGTTATGTATGCCTTAGCAATAGAACCATACTTTGATGGAAGACTATATGCACGAATTATGTAATCTTCTTTTGTTACTGCACGATTCTGTGAAGCAAAATATGCAAGTGCATTTTGACGAATTTCATTTATATCTTCACCAGTTTTGCCGCCACTTGATGGATTTGGATTAGTTACTGCAAGACTTGATATTGCCTGTTGATACAATATAGAATCTAAACCAGTTTCATCTAGTAATATTGTTCTTGATTGTATTTTTGTTAAAACATCACTTGTGACATTATCTTGAACACCACTACCGATAGTATAATACATTTTTAATGTTGTATTATTTGGTGCAAGACCGTAAGTTTTTGTATACAAGAAATTTGATGGATCAATATCGACTGATGTTGATGTTTCAATTCCAGAAAGTGAATTACCAACTAAATCTGGATTTGGTATTAACAGTTCATCGTCTAAATCAGAAACACCTGCACCAAATTGTATTTCAAATTTTTGATCATTTATTTGTCTTGAAACAAATCTTCTTGAAACTTTTCTCAATTTCAATAGATAGGGTGTTTCTTCTCTATATTTACTTAAAAATTTATCATTTCTCGATATGTTTATTGTTGGCTCAAATATAGTATCTTGTGCCAAAAACGGAACATGATACCACTTGTTACCATCCGAATCTATTGCATACAAAATATCTATCAAATTTGCTTCATCTAAAACAACTTTATCATAAGGTTTTGGATCATTAAATTCATAATCAACAGTTTTAATAACACCAGAAACTGCATTTACTGATTTTTTCAATAACCAAAATAAAACTTCACCATTAACATCAACTTCAAAAGGTGTTACTTCTGTTGGATCTATTAAACTACTAAACTTAAAATCAACATAGTCTGTTGTTCTAAATTCAACTGCATTTCCATTATTTGCACCAACAACCATTCCAGGTTCTATTGAAAATGCATAAGAATAATCCGGAACTATTTGACCATCAACCGTTTTTGCAGGAACTATTTGAAAAATATCCAATTTTACATTAGATGCAATCTTATTTTTTGGTTTATATCCAAGTGATTGTGCAAGATTTAATATGTTTGTTTTTTCAGAAGAATGTAATATCAAAGACTCTTGTAATGTAACATCCGTATAATAAGAAAGAACATCGCCAACATATGCTGCCATCTCTAAAAACATCATACCAGGAGATGTTTCATTAAAGTCTTGATATGTATTTGGAAAATAATTTTTTGTAAAATCAATAAGATTTTGCTTTAATGATGCAAAATCTCTTGATAAGTAACGAATATCCTTTTTTATTAAATCAGCCATTATACAACGCCTCTTCTATTTGTAAATTTCCGGTAGTAGATATAAATATCTGTATTGGCAAATATATGTTTGTACCAGATATTTTTACAGATAATGATATTCCTATAGCATGGTCAGGTTCGTCTACCCTACCATCCTCACTTAGATTTAATTTAACCTCTAAGTTTTCTATTAAAATATAAGGCATCCATGTACTTATTGCATCCCGTATTGTACCGTCTATTCTATCCAAAAAATCTTCCTCAGTTGTTATATTTTCAAACAGAATAAATTTTAATTCTGTTCCAAAATCAGGAAGCATATATCGTTCACCTTTTGCAGTCATTAACAAATTTTTTAAATTTGAAAACACTTGTATTCTATTTGTATAACTTTGAAAAAATATTCCAGATGGATTATTAAATGGTATAGTTACACCAATAGGTTTTGCATTTTTTATATTTGCATCACCTTCATTTAATAATACAGTTCTTTTTCTTCTAAATGTTGCTGCCAAAGTTATCTCCCTTTCTTTTCATCAATTTTTTTCATAAGAGCAGAATAGTCTTTTGTTAATGCAGACATTACTTCTGTTGGAATTTCCGATTGTGAATAACCTTGTGGTATCGGTGTATTTCCTCTTTGATAACCAAATCCTTCAGCCATATCAGCAGTAAAACTAAATTCTTGTTCCATGTCTGAACTTTCTTGTAGTGTTCTGCGGGTTTCTTCAAGAATATCATTTATAGAGTTAAAATTTGAATTTAATGGTTTCTTTTTGGGTGTAGTATTTTCTGAAACTTTTTTATTTGTTTCTTTGTATAATGACATACCATGTGATATTGTATCAACATCACTTTTTTTACCATTCTTTATTTTCTTGTCCAATGCATACTCTATTTCTTCTCGTATTATTGAACGAATTTGTGAAAAAAACTTTTTGCTATCCATTGTTTAATTACCTATAATTGTTTCTAATAATTATCAAAATGAAAAAATATCGTTAAATTATACAAAACTCATATGTTACAATTTTTTGAATTAGTCTTATCTGTTCCAGTTCCTACACTTTTATCTGATGAACCATATTTACCATTCCAATTTTGGTTTGTTTTTGGTCTTCTACAACCACTACGAAACTGACTAAATCCTTGTGTCCATGCAAGATAATTTGCCTCTGGACCTAAACCATATTCATAAATTTCAACTATATCTTTTGGATTTTGAAGAGTTGTATAATCTTTATTATATTTTGTTTTTAGAGAATTTCTATATGGTGCAAAAAATCTTTTAGTATCTGCACCTTTCACTTCCAAGTGATGTACTTCACTTGAATCTGTAGCAATCACTTTACCTTTTGCATCTTTAATGCCAGTCAAATCAATACCCCAAGGTTGAGTTGCAAGAGCAGCAGTTTGATTGCCCCAGCTCCCACCCCATCCTAACCCTTTACTACTTGCAAAAGAGTTCATTATTTTCATAAAGGTTGAACTTTTCAGAAGATTAGGATTTTCACCTGTTCCGGCTCCAGTTGCTGCTTTTGGAAACAATTTGCTTATTTTAAATCGATAATCATTTGCCAAACCTGCACTATGTTTTGATCCACAAGCTCTTGTTGGACCCATCGTGTATGTACCTCTCCAAGCAGTTGTCATTCCTCCTCCGGATATTATTTCTGCTCCAGAAAGTTCAGCTTGACCAGATCCTCTCATAAAATCTTTTAATTGATCTCCGACTGGATCCCATATTCCAGCTTCAGCTCCGGTATCAGGAAATGAACCACCTATTGTATAAATACCTTGTCCGGTAAATACAGATGTTGCAGCACCACCAATATCGTTACTTGTGCATGGCTGACATTTTTTATAGGCATTACCACCTCTTAATGTAAATGGTAAATTACCATCAGCAGCATCTTTTGATTGATTACCAGTTACTACTGGATCTGGTTGTGGTGGTGGATCTGGTTCTACTGCCAAAATGTCTTTTACTATATCATACAGAATAGAATTTAATTGTTCATTTGTTTTTCCTATTCTCTCCTTATACGAGGTCAATATTTCAGATTCGTAAAGTTTTGACTCTAAATTTTCACCTTCTCTAAAATCACTTTTTGGTAATTTTTTCATATTTGTAATAAATATTGCACCATTTACCCAACTATCACCATTTATTTTTGCAATATCATATAGTGATTGTTTTTTAACAGATATTGTTGCATTTTGTGCCATAGATGGATCCGGTTTATTTGAATTTATTTGTCCACCTATTGTTATTAAATTACCAGACGAATCCATATATGGTAAAACATCAACTCTAAAAATATTATCAGTCATATTATGGTAACTAACAGTTGATATTGTTGCCATTTTCCATTTTAATTTATTTAATATATGTGAAACTAATTTTTTACCAGCTTCTGTTAGTGAACCGTTTTTATTTATATGATAATCTACTACAAAAATTGCACAATCGGCTTTATCTTTTAACAGTTCTTCTTCATTTAAGTGATTAAACCATAATTTACTTGGTTTTATTACAGAATTTTGTGATAATTCTGCTAACATTTCATCCGGTTTCCATTGTTTATTTCCTGGATAATTTGCCAATTTTCCAGCTTTTATTAAATTTTCATGGTATTTGTTTACATTTTCAATATCAGGATGTGTATTGAATCCATTTATATCAAGACAATGTTTTGTAAAATATCCATCCCATCTCGACCAAGCACCCCAATTTGCATCAGGTTTATTTTCAATGTTTGTATTCTTTGCAATTCCTATACCAACACCCTTTCCTCTATTGTGTATAATTTGTGATGAAGGAATTGTCATGTGAAGTTCATTTCCTTGTTCAAACAAATATCCAATTTTACTATTAAATAAACCTACATCTGGAGAATTTAGTATTATTGGTATATCAAATACCGATGTTATTTTTTTGTAAGCACTGCTTAAATTTTTCCACTCTCCAGAAACAGTTGGTTTTGGTTTAAAAAGTTGTTTAGATGTATCAGGAATTCCATCATTTTCTGGTGGTGGCCAATATGGTATTAACGATGTAACCAATGGAGTGCCATCTGGAGCAGATAATAAAGATTCATTCTCTGGTAAACCATAGCCAGGAGAATCTGAAGATCTCCATGCCCAATATCTTTTGTACCAAGGTTTTTTTGGATCCAACATTTCTTGTAATGTTGCTGGTTTAGTATTATTTTCTATCGGATATTGATAGAATCTGTGATTTAATTTTCCACTATAAACAGGTTCAACATTTTTATTTGGTGCCTTTGGATCAGCCTCCTTCTGCTGTCCATCTGATGTTTCTCTTTGTTCTGTTACATTTTCTGCTCCACCTTGTGGACCCTCATTGGCCTTTTTCTTTGCATCCAATTTAGTTAAATCGTCACAAATTGGTTGAGTCTTAACAGGTTCAGTAACAATAACTTCTGCCTTTGTTCCCTGTTCAACTGACACAAGTTTTTTTATTCCTTGTGATACATCTTCAATTTGTTGATAATGATTGTCTACTTGTGTATTCACATTACTTGCAGGTAATGAATCAATAATCTTTTTTTTCCAATCTGTTCTTGCAGCACCTTCTTTATTTCCTGTTCCAACACACCAATAATATACTTTATCTTTTCCTGCCTTTTCAATAGTTTTCAAATAGCTATTAAATTTCTTTTCATCAACACCAAAATCACCCAATGGTGGTCCAGAAATATGTATTTGATCCCATTTATCTGCTGTTTTTACTGTTAAAACTCCACTATGTCCACCGGCAACTCCTGCAGAATATATTACTAAAATATATTTTGATGGTTTTATTTTTTGTTCATTCAATATCTTTTCACATTCAGACCAACCACTTTTACTGGTTTGTGAAGTCATACAATTATAGATATTAAAATCTTGTAAGTCATTATATCCAGTTTTAGCAGTTCCGAATCCTGTCCACATATATCCTTCCTTTTTATCCGGATTTTGTGGATTATCGCCAGGTGATGTTCCTGGACTTGAATTTGGAGGTAAAGAAACACCACCAACAACAAAAATAAGTGGTGCATTTTTATTTTTTGTGGATGACTTAAATGTTCCATATTTTCCTTTTTTTACAACTCTCGGTGCAATAGGTGTTGTATCATCGGTGCCCCCACCAGCACCTCCAGTAGATCCAGCACCTCCAGTAGATCCAGCACCTCCAGTAGCACCGGATCCACTAGTATCTCCTTTTTCAATACAAGGTTCAACAACTTCTACTTTTTTATTTTCTTGTGGATTTGGATTATTTTTATCATATTTTTCACCCGTACTTCCATCAGCAGAACCATCATTCAAAAGTGTTTGGTTCCTTGCCTCTTCTTCTTTTCTTTGAATATAATCATTTGCACTATATGTAACACCATCTATAATAATACTATCATCTGATCCAGTTTCCGTTCCTTGTGTGTATACCGTATATGTAACGCCATTTACAGTTACATTTTTTGTTTCTGGAATTTCATTGTTATTACCAGTTCCGCCAGTAGCACCAGTTCCACCAGTAGTACCAGTTCCACCAGTAGTACCAGTTCCACCAGTAGTACCGGTAACTCCAGAAGTACCACCTGTTGATGCTCTTGGTGATGTTCTGTCTGAATTATCATAGGCTGATGTATCGTATAATATGTTTGCAACTTCTTCATCTGTTGGTGTATATTCTACTAATACCAAACGAGAACCTGAATTAACGGTGTTTGCTGGGACTTCTTGTATAACATCATATACTAACATAGTTATCTCTTATACTCATTAAATAAAAACATTTTTAGCTCTTGTTTTTTCTTTTATTAAATTAACATCCAATTTTGTATCGGAGAATTGTTCGCTTAACAATATATCGCCTTTAACTATTAAACTTCCTCCGCCAAATAAATCTTGACTATCACCTATTTTATTTCTTCTACAATCAAGATTACCCCATATTTCTGGACCATTTTTAAAAGATTCTATAAAATTATCTGTACATATCATATCACCCAAAATTGATGTTGGTGATCCTGTAAAACCGTCTTCGTCTAAAAGGTTTTTATTACAAATAAAATTACCAGTAACAGATTTTGGAGATCCTTCCAAAGAAGTTAATTTATTATTAGAACAATTAAATGTTCCATTACAACTTTCTGGAGAATTTGTAAGTGATGTTATAGTATTGTTACTAATGTCTATTGATCCACCAACTGATTTTGGAAAATTTTCCAATGTAGTTAATTTATTATCCGAAACACTAAAATTGCCAGTTATTATACTTGGCATATTTTTTAAACTTGTAAGTCCATTTTTATTTATTATCACATTTCCATTTACCTTTCTAAATTTTATAGGAAATTCTGTTACAGCAAATGAGTTAAAAAATCCATCTTGAATTATTAAATCACCATTGTAATCCCATTCATTAGTAGATTCTATTTTTAAGCACAATGCCAAATCAAGACCAATAATATTTATCGGAAGGCTTTCAACATCAGTCGGTGGTTGATCAACATTTAGGTGTAAAACATGAGTATCTGCTGTTGTATCAAGTTCATTTTCTTCACCATTGTAAAAATCGTCTTCTATTTCAGAATCTAAATCTGGTGCAGTATTTATTATATCACTAACAGCATCGCTACTTACACCTGCTTGTTTAGAATATTCTTCCAAATATTCAGGATTATCACTTGAAATAGCTCTGAGTTGAACTGAATGATTAACTAAGTCAGACTTTAATGCCTTTTCTTGTTTTTCCAATTCAATAAATTTTTTTATTTTTTTTATGTCTTCTGACATTTTTTTTACAGAATCCTCACTATTACCGTAACCCAGTGCAATAGCAGAAATTTTTTGAACACGATAATCTATTCTATCAAAATCATTTAAAAATTTTGTTGAATTTTTTTCTTCATCGTTTGCAGGATTTTTTTGTATACTATCTGGTTCAAAAAAAACTTCAAAGGATGTTTTTAAGGTTAATGCAAAATTTTCACCTTCTTTTTGGTCTGATTCTTGTTTTGAATATAATTTTGTTGAACAAAAAACTACACCATCTAATAATTTTACATCTATACCATTGTCAGCTGCTAATTTTTCTTTGAAAACATCATCTAGTATCTTGTATATTTCCATATTCTTAATATCAGAAACAGTTTTTATTTCTATCGAAGACTTAAATAAATTACCTAAATCTGGCATAGATAATCCAAATGTTTCGGATAACATTTTTTTAACAATATCTGATTGAGCTACTTTAAATAAATTTCCAATTTCTAATTGTTTCAATAGATATTTTTTAATTGCATTTTTATCACCACTTAATATACCACTACTTGCAATTTCACCTGTGATATTTATGATGGATTTAAAATCAACTGGATTTATTCCGAAAGATTTAGATAATACTTGTAAATTTGATGTTGATAAATTTTTCAAGTTTGAAACATCACCAATATTTTTTAAAAGACTTCCTTTTAAATTCTCTATATTACCAACGGAAAGACTATCAAGTGCAGATGGTTTTGCAACATCATTCTTTAATTGATCTGTTGTTTTACCGCTGTATTTTGACAATAAATTTTTTGAAGCATCATCACTCATTTAAAATCTCCATAAAAATTATGTAACTGTAACATATCTTGCACCCGTAAATGATTTTATTTCTTCTGCATTTAATATTTTTCCAGAAGCTTGTTTGTGAGCTGTTATCATATTCTTAACACGAAGAATTTCAACACCATCAAATATAGTATCATCATTTAGGTTACAATCATGTATATCTAGATTCATAGGAATTTCTTTTGGTATTCCTGCCAATGATTTTAAATTTGAACACAAACTTACATCATAACTTCTTCCAACTTTTGTTGGTCCTCCTTGAAGAGAAGAAAATGGATTTGCAGCCGCATCAAAATCTTTCTTAATTTCAGAAGGAGCGCCTGATAAAGAAGTTAAGTCATTCAGATATACATTATATGTTCCACCAACATCAGTTGGTCCACCTTGTAATGTTTTGAGACTATTTTCTGAAGCGTCAAAATCTCCACCTATTGTTTTTGGACAATTTTCTAAATTGGTCAAACCAATACCAGAACAATTAAAATTACCAGAAACATATCTAAATTTTATAGGAATTGAATTAACATTTTGACCATTTACTTCTCTATTTTTTAGACTTACATTTCCAGTATAGTCAAATGTACCGTCATCATTTTGTTTTAACAATTCTTTGTTCAATCCAAGTGAAATATATGGTATTTGTGTTCCAGGTATTATTTCTTCTCCACCAGTTCCGCCAGTAGCACCAGTTCCGCCAGTAGCACCAGTTCCGCCAGTAGCACCAGTTCCGCCAGTAGCACCAGTTCCGCCAGTAGCACCAGTTCCGCCAGTAGCACCAGTTCCGCCAGTAGCACCAGTTCCGCCAGTTTCTACATTTGGTTGATCACTTTGCATACTTAATGTTTCTCCGGTAAGTTCTTCGAGAAGTTTTCTTTTTTCTTCTCTAACATTATTTATATCAGTCATCAAAGTAACCACATTTATCACAGGCTTTTCTTCTTGTGGTAAACCAACTGGTGTATTTAATCTTTCAAAAGCAGAAGGTGTTTCACCTGGTGGTTTTACATAACCTTCCTTTTTTTCTTCTCTCTGTTTTGATTCTTTTGTTTCTTTTGCAGATGGACCACCTGGATTTTCACATACAAAAACTAAATCACTTGGTAAATTTTTTAATGTGCCTCTTAAACTTTGTAAATCACCCTTTACAACATTAAAAACACCCGCATTTATTGGTGGTCCAGAAGGTCCTGTTCCAGTTGGGTGAGTTTGTTGGGTTATAGCAGTCATTGCATCTATTAAAGCATCACATAATTTACTGAGCCAATCTAATGTTCTATCTCCAAGTAAAACTGGAGAAACCGCATTTATACCCAAGTTTATTCTTTGTGATTCTACTTCAACTACTTGTCCACCATCAAGAGTTATACCCTTTTCAGCAGATAAACCAATACCTTCTTTACTAAATGCCAGTATTTCTTGTTTTCTTGCATTAAAAATAATTCTATCACTAGCAATCAATACTTGATTACCTGCAAATTCATTGGTTTTATACAAATCTACATTTCGGTTTACCATCGCAGGTGTTATGCCCGATGATGGTTTGAATGGAAGGTTTTGTCCAGATGTCATCCAAATAGCAGAATCATCATCATCTGGATCCTCTATTATGAACTCATTATATGGTTTTTCTTTTGGGTTTGTACCATTAGAAATAATAAGTATTGGGTTTCCCGTTTGACCCAATCCTTTTTTCCATTTTGGTTTTTGTGGGTATGTTCTTCTTTCATCTACTGTTGAACCAAATCGAATCGATTGTCCCCATCTACCTTCAAATATTATATCACCTGAATATGGTTGAATTGGGTAAACATCCAATCTTTCTGGAAAACCAGCATCTATTGTTTTTGTAACTTGTAATCTATTTACAACTTGATTTGTTAAACCATCGCGGGCATTTTCTCTTGCAGTAGCATTTTTAGGTGTTTGTCCCGTATTGATTTGAGTTACACCAGGAATACCATTATGATGAATAGAACTTTGTATAGATACAGGATTCGTGTAGTAAAATTCTTGTCCAGTTCTATTTGCACTATTATATGCAGTAGGACCCTTCATCAATATTACAACCTCGCCTTCGATCGGTATATTTTTTATATTAGCATCTAATGCTCTTGCTTGAACGATGTTGTATGGAGATTGTGACCCATAAGCACCCATTAGCTTACAGGTTATAGAGTATAATTTTTCCTTGTCTTTACCATCAAAATCAACTCTTACTACTTCCGCGGAAACTATCTCGTATTCCGTCCCGTTCAACAATATTTTCTGTGGATCCAATGCCAATGTTATTATCCTCTTGTTCTTCTTGAATTTCCTGAATACCTTTTAATAAGGCTTCTTTTTCTTCATCAGTCAAGAACGAAGAGGTTTCTTCACCCTTATTACTCATAGCACGCTGTATAACCGCTGCCAATTTAACTAAATGCTCATCATTCTTAACTGACACTTCTATAAAATCTTTGATTGCTGGAACTAATATAGCAGCATCACTTATGTTATTCAACATAGGTTTCAAATCTGCTATTAAAAGGTTTATTTGACGGTCTTTTTTCTTCTGATTATCGTAAATATCTTTCAATAAATCAGAGAATTTTTTACTACCGAATATTTCATCATCAAAGTTCATGTCTATAAATATGTTTATTGTTAAAATACAGATATTATTAGTTTAATTTTCAATAATATCTTCTAATTGATACCAAGTTAAATTTTCTATATTATGACCATTTCTATAATGTTTGTATAGTTTTGAGTATATGAATTTAATCTTAGTTATTACATTAGTTATGTATTGTGAACTTATACCAGTTCTTTCTCTAATCAATATGTATATTGCCTTTTTATTGTAATTTTCTATGTTTTCTCTTGTCTTAAATAGATACAATATGGTATCTGCCACTTGTATATCTCTTTTCTTTGAAAATAATAATGGTAGATATTTTTCAACAACAACTACGAATAAGTCTATAAAATCCCTTCTCTCCTCAATCAAATCCATTCTAACTTTTTCATTTACAATATTTCTTTCCATATCTATTGCGTCAATATCTTGACTACGCTTGAAATGATAGTAGTTTTTATTATTTTCAGCAATCAGATAATTTTTAGCAACGATTGAAAAATAAGAGAATGCTTTACCATTTTCTTCTTTGTATTTATGAATTTTTTCGTGGAGAAAAGCAACAACTTCATGTTTAACATCTTCGTGTGAAACATCAAAATTGTAAAACTTAAATCTATGAATCATTATTTCTGCAAGTTTGTAGAATGCAGGATGAATTTTTTTAGTGTATATGATATTTCTTTGTATATCGTCATCACTTGTATTGTATTGAACAATAGCATCTTCTGTTTCTTGTGTAAAGTAAACATTAGGTTTTTTAGGACTTCGTTTCTGTTTCATAAATAATAGTCCTTTTCAAATGTTGCATCAAATTTTGGTCTTTCGAGAATACTCTTCTTTTCATCGTCTATTGGATTTTCACCAAAGTAAACTGCAATATCATTCATAATATCTTTCATTTCTTTGAAGAAATATCCTGTTTCATCGTCTGACTCAAATGAACCAATCCTATCTAATTGTCTTAAATATGATTGTTGTGACCGTACTCTATTTCTTAATTCGGTTAAAAACTTTTCATTTTCTAATAGTGTATCAACACTTTCTTGTGCCATTTGGTCCAACTGTTCAAACTTTCTTGTTAAATTAACATTAACAAAAATAGATATACCCAAACATATTGATAATAAAATTATTGTTAATACCATATCAACCTCTCTTGTGTTTTGGAGGAATTATTGCATCTATAACTCCAAGATTCAATGCATCGGTTGGTGTGATATAATAGTCTTTTATTGTAACATTTTTCCAAAACTCTATGTCTTTGTTTGAATTTGATTTCAATATTTCTAAAAGTATTTCTTCCAATTTTTCCATGTGTTGAACATTCGCCTTCATGTCCGATGATTTACCGTAAATATCTGAACTAATTTCATGGAACATTATTGTTGAGAATTGAGAAGCTGCACGAATACCAGTTCCTGCACAAAGAATTAGAGCAGCAGCAGACATTGCTCTGCCTCTACAAATAGTATTTACCTTAACATCAAGACTTTGAATATAGTCAATAATACCAAGTGCTTCATATACAGAACCACCATCTGAATTTATGATAAGGTTAATTGGATCATTTTTATGATCATCCTTTCTCATGTGTAGTATTGCACGAATACGAGTAATAATATCATACAAGGAACCATCCATTATCTCACCGAATAACAAAACGGAAGATGCTTGAACATCAATTCCATAATCCATCTGTGTAGTTGCTTCTTTCCATCTAACAGGAATATCACTTTCACTTTCTTTTGATTTATTGTTTACTACCTTTTCTTCGGTAACATCATCACCATCGTAAAATTCGTTCATATCGGAACTCCTTGTTAAAATATAATAATGGCATATTACAAAGATATACCTCGTCTATATCCCAAATCGGGTTTAGGTTGTTCTTCGTAAAATGCCCTTTGAATTTCTTCTTCATCAAATATAACATTTTCTTCCGTAACTGCCAAAGGTTTTTTTTCTTTTTTATTTTTTTGTTTTTTATTTATCGTAACTGCATCAGTTATTTGTGTTTCTACCGTTGATTTTATTTCTTGGGGTGGTATCGAAACTTCTATAACATCTTCCGTAATTTCTTCTTTTTTAGATGGTGGTGGAGAATTATCATCTTCTGGTGGAATTTGTTTTTCTAATTCCTTGTGTCTCAAATGATTTGCTGCAATAACCAAACTAACTGCAAGTGGATCAAATACTGAAACTAATACTAATATGAACCAGTTTACAATGATGTCCATAGGAGCACCTGTCAATCTACTCAAATAAAGTAATGGTCCTATTTCAGATGTAAATGTTGAATTTTCAAGAACTAATTTTTCTTGTTCTAATTTAGCAACACTATCAGATAAACCAATAGATTTTTGATTTAGTTCCGATATTTCTTTGTTTAATGTTTGAGTTGAATTATCAACAGATTGGATATTTTTTTGTAGACCCTTTGTACCCTTCTTCTGTGTTAATTGATTATTCAGAGAATTTTCTTGTGATAATCTTAATTGATCATAAGATGATATTCTCTCTCCCTTTTGTTTTACAAGAGTATCTATTTGTGATTTTTGTTCAAGGAAGATTTCTTTCTTTTTATCAATCAACACAATCTTATTTTGTGTTTCGTATATTTCTTTTGCGGTTTCTTGATAAGAATTGGTAAGATACCCATAAACACCAACCGATGTTAATATCATAAGAATAACAGCGGAAGACATTAGATATACTTTAAAAGCGGTTTTGAGAGTTTTATAGTGGTCATGTAGGAATGTGATAACCACTAATTTTGAAAATTCTAACATTCCGGCCATCCCCACGATTGACCAAGAACCACCAGAAAATAATTTAGATATACCGTAAACAGAGTAGTAACCTGAAAATACTGCTAATCCGATAGCACAAAACCAGATTAGATTTTTCAGAGAGAATAATTTGTATGACATTTATATCCCAATCATTGTTCATAAATACATACAGATAAATATGAACTTTTGGGATTTTGGGGTTAAATACCGTATTCTGTAAGGTATTGTTTGAGGGCTAATTCTTTTGCTTTACATTCTAACATAATATCAACATCATGTCCGTATGTGTTGATTTTTTCTAATATGTAATCAGCGTGTGATTGAGGTTTTTCTTTGGGATTATTTGTTTCTTTCAGTCTTGATGAAGAATAATGAACGGCAGGTGTAATACCGTCTGACCATGTTGAAATTGCAAGTTCAAGTGCTTGTTGTTCAGATAAATCTCCGGTACAAAATTGGTGGTGATGATAGTCAAAGACGATAGGAATACCAACACATTCATGTACTTTAATGAGGTCTTTTACAGAGTACATACTTGCCTTGTCATCATTCTCGATAGTCAAACGAGATTTTACACTATCAGATAGAAGTTGGAAGTTTTGACACCAACGATTAAGAGAAGCGATTTTGTCACCATAAACACCGTTACAATGTATATTGATTTTGTTGTAAGGGGTATGAGACAAACCCATCATATCAAATACTTTACCATGTAATTCTAAATCAACGATTGTATTCTTAACAACATTAGGATTGGGTGAACATAGAACATTGAAGGGTCCAGGATGACAAGTCAGACGGACACCGTGTTCGTTTGCATAATCACCAATTCGTTTGAGAACAATTTTAATTTTGTCAATATCTGGTAGTGTTTCCAAGTCATATTCGGAACCCCAAGGAAATACATTAGACGATGTGCGGAAGAAGTAAATACCAGTTTGGACATTCCACTTGATAATTCGTTCCATATCAACAACATTCAGATATGCAAGTTCAGAACAATAGTCCAAACCTTTTTGTAGAAATGTTTTTTTAATCATGGAACGGTTAGTAGTGATTTTATCTTTTGATAAAGTCATGTTAATACAGGCATATCCGAGTTTCATAGGTTGGCGTTAATGTTTAATGAATAATATACCAATATACAAAATTTATGAATGTGATCAAAGCAAAATAAAAAACCCCTACAATTTGTAGGGGTCATTAGGGGTTTACCCTTTCCATTCCGAACATGGATTAAGGTTTAACTCTATCACATGGAACTTTACCAGTTGCCTTCCAAAGATTCCAAAGTGTGAGTTGGTCTTTTCTTAATAAAGTCTCGATGTAAGTATGTGTATTTTTTACACATTCTGCCATTTTTAATTTATATTCTTTTTCCAAATCTCTTTGTGTTTGACGAAATTCAAAAGTAATTATTTCAATTTCTTTTTTTATTTCATCTGTTTTTTCAACACCGCGATATTTTTGTAATTTAGATTGATAATCTTCACGAAGTATTTTAATTGATTCTTGAAATTCTTTTTTACATTCAATTTCACAAACCTTTGATTCTTTGAGAATCAATCTTATTACACTATCTTGTTCTCGTGTCAATCCCAAACATGGCAATACTTGTTCAATAGGAATGCGTCTTTTTACAGTATCTTTTTGAACAGGTGTTCTCTTTTCAAAAATTGTTGTATCTGATGTTGGTAATGGATTTTCATTACATCCAATTACTACCATCGATACACTTGCAATTACTAACAATAAAAACTTTTTCATAAAAACTCCAAATTAAAAATCTTGTGTTGGGTTATAGTCTGAATCACCTTCATAAGTACCACTTACTATCAATCTTATTGATAATCCCATTGACTTTGGTGTATCTAATTTTATAGCATTTTTATTAGACCAATACAATCTAACAGATTTAGCAGTAGTTAAACTTGATGTAGTGGCTGACCAATAATTTGCACTCCAACCATAATCAAATTGTTCACCATTCTCTTTAATATATCCACCTGGATTACCTGTGAATTGACTTTGATTTGTACCATTTCCTGGTGTTCTATTTAATGTCAACCAGTTTTTAGTATTTTTCATGGAATGACCACCTAACTTTTCACCACCAGCGTATGCAATTAGTGAATTCCAATCAGTTTCGGTAGGTACTCTATATCCAGTTGGTGCAATACTTTTGGATGAAGATACTACATAATAATTGTATAGTTTACCATATTCTTCTTCATTGCTTTCATCAAAATTGTAATAACACCATCCTGGTGTTCCAGACTGTCCATATTCTTCCCATTGTTCAGAAGAAGATATTTCTGCAATAGGTGTTCCGTCTTGAAATGATTCTGCGGCTAAATTTTCTTTTACCCAATATTGTGAACCGATTTGAACAATAGCCATTAAATTCTCCTATGTTTTATCAAAGTGAAAGATAATCTTCCTATAAATATGACAAAACATCATTAAATACTTTGTTTTTTATATTTTCTTTTTGGTTTCTCAACAGTTTTTTCTTTCTTTGTTGCTTTAGAAACTTTTGCATTATGTTCCTTTGTAACCTTCTTAACATTATGTCTTTCTATTTCATCAGCGTGTTCGTGGATAGTTTTGATGATTACTTTTTTATCTTCTAATTCAGTCAATACTTCCGTAAACTTATTTCGATAGTACAACCAAACACCAACCGCACCAACTAAAAACGGCACTACCGATCGTAATACTATTTCTAAAATTTCTTCTAACATAACCTTGCTCCTTAAAAATCAATAAATGTGAAAAATGTAATTATCATTGTCTATTTTCTTTACAGTAACTTTTTCGTATTGACCACAAAAATGTGAAACTAAATAAATTATACTATATTCAAAGTGTGTACTCTTGTTTATGTTCAATGTAAATACAACATTATTTGAAAATTCTTTACAAGACTTTATCACAGTATCTATAAATTGATATTGTCTTTCACTATAAAGTGGTTTATCAAAAACACCAGTCAATATTGTCCAGTGGTATTTTTGATTATCTATATTATCTATAAACTCCTGCATCGATTCTTGTGTAGAAATCCATGTATGAGTTCTATGTTGAGGCTCAAAATCAGAAAAAAGTGTTTTAACTTCGTCTTTTATATCAACTGCTGTGTATTGTATGTCCAATTCAAATTGATCTAACACATCTATAAAATTCAATCCTTCTTCGCACGCACCAAAGTGTAGTACAGATTCGTGATTGCCTATACCAAGAAAAATAATTTCTCTTGATGTTTCGTATTTTTGGTTTAAAAATAAAGCAAATTTTGAGTAATCCATATTTTATTTCCTTAAAAATTATTTCCAATTTAATGCTTCCGAAATGTTCGGAAATTGATTAACAAAAATTGATTTTATTCCTTCTGCAATTTCTCTATGTTCTTTTTGGGTATCTGGTGAACAACGAAGTTCCAAATAATGAATCCAACTACGAACAGAACCTTTCATATACATTGTTGTTTCAGTTGCCAATGGTAGTACATCACGAGCAGTTTCTCTTGATGCACCTTCATCTATTAGGTATTGATATAACTCTTTACTTTTTTCTAAATGGTTATCTACCATTTTACTTAATGTGGAATCTAAAATAATTTCTTCCGAACTTTGTCTATTTGTCTTTCCCTGTTTTCTCAATTCAATTGGCTGAATTTCTGTAGCAGTTGAATATCTTTGAGAAAATTCTTGGAAGGAAAAGGATTTATGACGAAGAATTTGAGCTGCAATGCTTCTACGAGTAACAATGTCAACTGTCATATCTACGAATTCAAATGGAGACCAATGTTTGTGTTTAATTAAGTAGTTTATCAATTTTGGAGCAGTCTCCATGTTCATCTGATTATTTGGATTACTTACTCTAGCAATGTAAACAATCAATTCTTCGGGTGAAACTTTTTTTCTACCTTTTTCAGAAAATTTAACTAATTCTGATGGGTTTGTAATCGAAACTAATCTTACTGCGTCTCTAAATTCACTTGAAAGCATAACTTATTTTTTACCTTTATTTATTTTTACCAATTTTATGTTGATTCCTGATTTGTCTTCGGTGATGATAACTGAATGGTCACCTGTATAAAGTATCATAGTAAGCCATTTCAAAAATTTATTTATATCAGTATCTATTGGATCATTGAAGTTTTTATTTTTATCGGTTAAATCTTTTTTACCAAAAAAGTTTTCTGGATTCTTTATTTCATCTTCAAATTTATCTTCTTCCGAAAATGGTAAATCTGATGGTGGCATCATAAAATCATCTTCTTCTTCATCCTTTATATCTTTTTCTCGATTTTCTTTAATCTTCTTCATTATTTCCTGAAGCATATAGAAATCAAGTATTTGATTAAAGGTGTCTAAGAATCTTTGTAATTCTTTTTTAGACATCTTTTCATCTTTTTTTCCACCCATTTCTACTTCGTAGTAGTTTAACATGGATTTTAATTTAAGCTCTTGCTTTGTCATTATTTTGCCTTTTAATTACATCTATTACTTCCATGTATTCATAATGACCATTCTTGATTTGATTGAGAGAGTAATCTTTTAATTCCTTACAAATTTTATGATTACTGCTGTAATGGTTTGCCATATCAATCATGGATTGCTTAATTTTTGATTCGTTTGTTCTCATAAAGTCCATTCTCAATGCAAACCACATTGATATAAACCCTAACAAAAAAGATG